TCCCATTCCTTGTCCCACTCGTCGAACTCTTTGATTGTCATTCCCGATCCTCTGCGCTGTACCAGCCGCGCTGGCGTCGTAGGTTGGTAGGCCACTCAAGCTTGTCGACGAATGAACGATCGTCGATCAGTACTTGGTTCGTCGGCTGCGACGTATAGCGGCCGTTGTCGAGCGCGACGAAGTAGAATTCCTTGCTCTGCTCGGGCGCGGCGCTGAAGGCGTCGCCGACTGGCACGAGCGTGAAGATATACATGCCGTCGTGCTCGGCGCCGCTCTGCAGCTTCACGCGCGCATTCATCGAGTGCAGGAACGGGTACTCGATCATCGCAAACTGCCAGCCATACGCGTCCCAGGTCTGCGCGTCTGATGCGCGCCAGGCGTCGGCGTCTTTCTCGGTCGCGATCTTGTGCAGCGGCACGTTGCGGTACACGGCGCCGTTCTCGAGCAGGATGTGGCAACCGAACGCGCGGCCGGGCCAGCAAGTGATCGCGAACCAGACGCCGCGAATCCAGTCATGCCGGCCGATCGCGTCGGGCTGTAGCCAGACGTACTGGTGAACCGGGAGCGGGGCCGAGTGCGTGTACAGCATGTTAAGGCCGCCTGGCACCACGGGGGCGGCGCTCCGCAAAGGGGAGCTCGGTGCCTAAGCAGTGGTTAGTGCTTGACCGCGCGCAAGCGCTCGATCTCCTGCTGCATTCGTTCAATCGTGGCGCGCAGGACCATCGTCTCTGCGATGGCTTCCGATAGACGCACCATCAGCGCGCCGAGCTGCCGGCGCAGGCGCATGTTCTCGGTGCGCGCGGCTTCGATGTCAGAGCTCACCCGCCACCTGCTCGAGCGCATCTCGCACGCTCTCCACGGCGTAACCCATCGCGAGTAGGAACTGCGCGTAGGTCTTCACTGCCTCGGTGGCGTCGGCGTATTCGTCCACGCGCGCCTCGGATGTCACGCGGTCGTTACTGCCGCGGATCACAATGAACTCATCCATGACGCGTACCCCAGTTGACGCTCGGCCGCGAAGGGTGCAAAACCCAGCGATCGCCCAAGCGACGCAGGGCAAGGCGGCGCTTGGCCTGCAGGCGACGCAGCTGCTCGCGGTCTGGCTCAAAGCGCGCAGTGGGGCGCGGCTGGCGCTGGCGCCAGAACACGTCGTAAAGCATCCAGCCAATCAGCCAGGCAAGCCCGGCAAGGGCGAGGATCGTCATCGCAATCTGTATGTTTTCGTACATGCGTGCTCCGTCAGTAGTTGCACTTCAGTTCTTCAATGCGCGCCTCAAGGTCGCGGATGCGCTTCTCTTGCAGCTCGATCACGAGCTGCTGGTTGTCGATCAGCCGCGCCTGCACTGCCGCGAGGGTGTCGGCGCGTTCGACCGCCTCGCGTAGCGCAGCGACGCGGGCGAGGGAGGGCATGGTGGGGTTGCTGCTGTCCATGAACGCGACCATACCAAACAATCGCCACGCGTTGCGACAATCACAACATAGCACCACCAGGCGGATAGGCGGCAGTGGCCCTCGATCGCTCTCGATCGCAGTGCGATCGCATAGCGGTCGCAGGCAGTCGCAGCAGGGGTGCCGGTGGCGTGGCCCCCACCCCAAGTGGGGGGCCACCGGCCCTGCGAGGGGGTCCAATCGGGGGGTTTTGGGGGTCGATCGCTCGCACCTAGTAGGGGTGTGGGGAGCGATCGAGGCTATCGGAGCGGTCGAGCGGTAGTGGTACGCTACCGGGCAAGGAGGTGGGTATGCGGCAGCGCTGGACGGCGGATGAGGTGGGCGGGATCACGGCGGTCGTGCTCGGGGCGATCGCACTCGCGGCGCCCGTGCTCGGGTTCGTGGGGTACTTCGCCTGGCAGCTCGGCAAGCTCGGGTGGCGAGCGGCCGAGGCGCTCGCGGCGATCTTCGTCGGCTGACGTCGCGCGCGGCGGGTGTTGCGAAAGCCGCCACGCGGTGGCAGTATCGCGACGCATGAGCGCGGTCGCGACCGAGATTTCAGAAACCGCCGTTAAACCGACGGAGAGCCCGCCAGTGCCGGCCAAGCGCCCGCGCGTAGGTACGGGCGTGCCGGGCCCAGGCCGCCCCAAAGGCTCTCAGGATCGCATTACGCGCACGATCAAGGAGGCCATCGAGATGGCCGCGCGTGACTGCCATCCGCGGGGATTGGCCGGCTGGCTGGTCGAGCGGGCGCAGGGCGGCGTACAAGACCGGCAGATCTTCGCGACGATGGTCGCTAAGGTGCTGCCCGCCCAGCTGCAGGCACAGGTCGACGGGGCAATAGTTGTGCAGCTGCCGTGGCTTACTGCGCGGAATGTAGGCGGTCACGTCCCATCTACGTCCCACTCCAACGTCATCGACGCGCAAGTGGTTGAAATCACACAGGAAAAGAATGGAGACCTTCGGGTTAGTGACCCGAGGCCAGCCCTCGAGGCGCCAAAAGCGTCAGAAAATCCGCAATCCGAAGGCCACCCCCCATGCAAGTCGGTGGCGGGGGGTGGGTGACGAATGGAGCCTCTCCCCCTTCCGCTGCAATTCCAAAAAAAAGGTGTTGAGGTAAACGCAACGCTTTGTCGGCATGGCCGCATTACATCTGGCGGCCTTGGTTGTGGGAAATGCTCAAAGCAGCGACGAGAGACTGCACGAAGGGCAGCCAAACGCGCCGCTCGAAAAGAGCTGCTGCAAAGAACGGATCGAGGCTGCCTTCGCTGCGAGCGCGTGCTTAGCGAAGCAGATTTCCGTTGCACGCCTAGAACAAAGCACCCGCAGTGGTGCATCCGGTGCAGGCGTAACTATCGCCACATTTTGAAAGCAAAAAAGTCTGGTCGGTTGGTTGAAAGTGCCGCCCGCCGACATTTAGCCGAGCGCCGTCAACGCCCCAAATGGGCGGACGGCAAGAAACTGCGCCAGGTTTACGCTTACGCGCGCTTTCTGCGCGACTGCGGTGTCAATTGCGAGGTTGACCATATCGTCCCGCTGCGCGGCGAACTGGTTTGCGGACTGCACACGCCCGAAAATCTGCGGGTGGCGATGTCGCGCGAGAACCGCGCCAAGTCGAACGAACTGCTCTCGGTCGCAGGTCAAGTTCCGTCTGAGCTCGACAATCCGGTCTTTTTGTCCTGGGCGGCTTGATGGACATCAACACCTACACCCCTCGCGCCGTGTTCACCCCGCTGCACAACCGCACCGCGCGCTGGGCGTGCGTTGTGGCGCACCGCCGCGCGGGCAAGACGGTCGCGATGTGCGCGGATCTTGTGGTGAGCGCGCTTGAGTGCAAGCACCCCAAGCCCCAGGTGGCCTACCTAGCGCCATTTCGGGAGCAGGCTAAAAAAGTTGCATGGACCTACTTGAAGGATCTGACGAAACCGCTCTGGGCAAAGCCGCCCAACGAGAGCGAGCTCAAGATCACCATCCACAACAACCGCCCCGGCGATCACAGCACGATCTACTGCGGCGGAAGTGACAACCCAGATTCGCTCCGCGGACTCTACCTCGACGCGGTCGTGCTCGACGAGGTGGGCCAGATGCGCCCGAGTACCTGGTATTCCGTGGTGAGACCGGCTCTCAGTGATCGCCAAGGGAGTGCGATCTGGGCGGGTACTCCGGCTGGCAAGAATTTCTTCTGGCAACTGCGCGAAGAGGCGCGGTTGAACTCGGGCACGCATTTGTTGCTTGAGTTGCCGGCAAGCAAGACGGGCATTCTGCCCGAGGAGGAGCTGCGCGACGCGAAGGCGCAGATGACCGAAGAGACCTACGCGATCGAATACGAGGTCAGTTTCGACGCTGCGGTACCGGGCGCGTACTACGCGAAGCAGATTGGAGAGCTTTATGAGCGTAAGCAAGTGGGTCAATTTGCAATTGACCCGGATTTTGCAGTGGATCTCGTCGCTGACTTGGGGTTCACCGACAGTTGCAGTTGGTGGGGATGGCAAACCACCCCCGGCGGATACCGCATCGTCGACTTCTACGAAGCCGACGGGCAGGCGATCGGGCACTACATCGACTGGGTCAAAGCCAGGCCGTACAAAGTCGGGCAAGTCTGGCTCCCGCACGACGCCAAAGCGAAAAGTCTCCAAACGGGCAAGTCGATCATCGAGCAGTTCCTAAGCGCTGGGATTACCCCGCGCATCGTGCCGGAGCTGTCGCTGCAGGATGGCATCGAGGCCGCGCGCATTGTGCTGCCGAAGTGCTTCTTCGACGAGAAGACGACGTATGACGGCATCGAGCACTTGCGCGGGTACATGCGCGAGTGGGACGAGAAGACGCAGACCTACCGCAACCGCCCGAAGCACGACCAGCACTCGCACGCTTCGGACGCGTTTCGATACTTGGCACTGGCCGCGAAACCGATTTCTTCCAATTTGTCAAGGGGTGATGTTAAGATCGCACCGCGTATGGACGTGAACTACAGGTTCACGCTTGATGACGTTTGGGATTGCAGGCCGAGCCAAAGCAAGCGGGTAGGGTGATGGAAGAAAACAACCGCATTGAATCTGCGAAAGACTTTGCCGACACGCCTGCGGGCATGGCGCAGCGTTGGTCTGCTGAGCTTGAGGCGTCGAAGAAGGAACTGAGCAAGTTCCACGAGGACGCGGACAAGATCACGCGTCGGTACTTGGACAAGCGCGACGAGTGGCACGAAGACAGCGCTCGCGTGAACTTGTTCTGGTCGACGATGAAGGTGCTGCTCAGTTTGCTGTATGCCCGGCCGCCACGCGCGTCTGTGGCGCGTTCTTTTCTGGACGCGGAGGACGACCAGGCGCGCGTGGCCGGGACAATCACGCAGCGTTTGCTCAATCGTTCGTTCGACGACAACGTCTCGAGCTGGGACTCAGCGGTACGCACCGGCATTGAGGACTGGTTGATTGTGGGCTTTGGGCAGATCTGGCTGCGCTATGAGGTGAAGACCGAGGAGCGCGAGCAGCCCGCAGAGATTGACCCGCTCACGGGCGATGAACTGGTGCCGGCATCGACCTACGAGGCGATTGTCGAGGAAGACGCCGCGGTCGATTACATCTACTGGAAGGATTTTTTCTGGTCGCCCGCGCGCACCTGGGACGAAGTGCGCTGGGTCGCGCGGCGCGTGTACATGACGAAGGATCAGCTCGTCGCGCGCTTTGGCGAGGAGATCGCGAAGGTGGTGCCGCTTGGCACTCTCAAGCCGCGTAGCTCAAACGATCAGTCGCCGAAGAACGACGTATGGTCAAAGGCGGAAGTGTTTGAGATCTGGAACAAGGAAGACAAGAAGGTCTACTGGCTCGCTAAAGGCTGCGAGGTCATTCTCGATGTGAAGGACGACCCGCTCATGCTCGAGGCGTTCTTCCCTTGCCCGAAGCCTTTGGCGGCGAACGTCACCTCGAGCAATTTCATGCC